TGGACCTCGATGGTAGACTGGATCGGTTTGGCCAGGGTCACGCGGTCAGAGAGCAGGGCGCCTGTTTGGTCGTTAAAGATGGATGTTCTCACGCCCTCACCTCCGCAATGAGCCGCTCGATAACGGCGTCGACCACGCCCACGAGCTGGCCCTTGTCGTTGACACCTTCGACGCGGATGGTGCCGGAGTGCTTGACGGCCTGCGCCCCCAGCGGCTTGACCTGCGTGCCGCGCGGCAAGTTGAGCAGCTCCGGGCCGCGCTCGCCCACGATGGCAAGGCCGCCACGGTGGTAGTCGGTGCCCGCGGCGTACTGCGGGACGTGCCCGCCGAAAGAGCCGCTGCGCTGCTCGCTGACGGTGAATTTTTTCGTCTCCGGCTGCCAACCGCTCCACCAGCGCTTGAGCTTGTCCCACCAGGTGAGGATCTCCCCGGTGCTGGTGTCCACCTGCTCGTCGAGATCCTCGCTCAGGTGCCGCATCTTATCCAGCGCACCGATGCGCAGCTCTTCTGCTTTCTCGATCGTTTCGTCCCGGGTGCGCTGCGCCTCGCCGATCATTTTGTCAGCCTGTCCTGCACTGATCGCCCCGGTTTCGTCCCTCATGCGGATAATCGCAGCCAGCCGCTGCTCGTATTCGTCCTCAGCCGCGGCGACGGCTTCATCCCTGCCCTGGTTCAGCGTCTTGATGTGTTCGCTCATCATTTCGGCGGTGACGCGGGTGTCGTACTCTTTCATCCGCTCCAGGATGACCTTCGCTTCGACCTCGTTTTCGGACATGAGGCGGATCGATTCTTCTTTGATCTGCTCCTGCAGGCGGAGGATTTCGTCATGCTCGCCCTGCGTGATGCCGCGCCGGGCGTCTGCCGCTTTCTGCCAGATTTCCTCGATGCGGTCCTGCCAGGCTTTCACCTGCCCGCGCTTGTCATCCCAGTGCTCTTCTGCTTTTTTGTAGGCGCGCTCTTCCTCTTTTTCGGTCAGGACAGAAGAATCTTTGAACATTTCTTCCAGCCGAGCCAGCTCTTCCTTCTTCCGCTCGTCAAGGGCGGCCAGGGTCTGCGTCGTCATCTCCTTGTATTTGCCGCTCATGTCCTTGGCGATGTCCTTCGTGATTTCGGTCGAGTTCAGCCAAAGACCGTGCAGGCTGGTCCGTGCGCCCTTGTCCAGCTCCATGAAGGCGCCGACGGCCTCTTTGGTACCCTCCGAGATGCTTGTCTTCATGCGGGTTACTTCGCCGGTGACGCTGTCGACGCTGTACTCCATGTGATCGGCAAAGAGATCCACTTCGGGGATGACTTCTTTGCGGAGGTGCCTGACCAGCAGGACCACGCCGGTCGTGATGGCCGCGATGACGCCGATGACGATGGCGGCAGGCCCGGCAATAGCGGCAAGGGATGCCCCGAGCCCGCCCGCCGCGCCGGCCGCGCCGCCGAAGATGCCGGTGAGCCCGCCGACGAGGGGGCCGATTTTGCCGAAAAGTTTTATGGCGCCGCCCGCAACCTTGACGATGCCGCCGATGCCGGTGGTAATTTTGCCCGTGTATGTCAGGATCGGACCAGCGGCGACGGCCGCAATTGCTATTTTCTTGATCAGGCTCTTCGTGCTGTCGTCAAGATTGTTCCACCACTTGACAGCGTCTTTCACCCACTGGATAATCTTGCCAAAGGTTTCGGCGATTTTACCGCCCATTTCTTTGGCCCACTCCCGCGCCTCGTCGGAGCGCAGCAACGTGAGAAACTCGGTGATAGATTCCTTTGATTGCTCAAACACGCCGCCGAGTAGGTTCTCGCCGATGATGCCGATGTTGGCTTTGGTGTTTTTGACCATGCCCTCCCAGGTGCCTGCATAGGCGTCGGCCATATCCCCGGCGAAGCCATCCATCACGACCATAAATTCCTCAGCCGATACCTGGCTGCCAGAGACCATTTTGCGGAATTCCTCAAGCGACACGCCCAGGTGTTCGGCCATCGCCATAGAGAAGCCGGGCATGCCCTGCTCGATCATGTTAAGCTCACGGGTCATCAGCCGCCCGCCGCCCTGCACGCGGTTAAAGATCATGGCCATCTCGTCGACTTCTCTATTCGATCCAACGGCAGCATTGCCGACGCGCTTGATGTAATCCACCAGCTCCTCGCCTTCCTTGACGCCTGCGGCCAGCGCACCGGCGGCGACGGAAGTCCCTTCGGCCATTGTCATAGTCGTACCCGTGACGGCGTCGTTGACTTGTTTTGAGATGCGCTCGACGTCTTTGAGGGAATATCCGAAGCCCTCGAGCTGTGCCTTCGCCGAATCAATCGCCACAAGGCGCTTCCAGCCGAGGGTAGCCACCAGGCCGGCGGCGGCAGTGGTCGCGCCCAGGACAGGAGCGGTGATGTACTTGGTCAGGCTATTGCCGACGCTGGTCATGCCTTTGCCGACGTTGCTGATTTTCTTCCCGGCGGCTTCCATTTTGTTGCCGAAACCCGTCGCCCGTTTTTCAACCTCGCTGAAGGTCTTTTCCAGGCCGGATAGGTTGCCGGTGATTGCCACCGCCAGGGTGCCGAGGGTTCCTGCCATTACTTCTCACCGCCTTCGGGTCGCTTGATTTTGTCGCCGTAATGCCGATAAAAAGCGGCCTTGTCCGGCTTGTCGCTGCCGGGGCCGCTTTGCTGTGTCGTCTTGCCACTCAAGGCTTCGCCGAGCTTGTTGATAATCAGGGTCGCCCGGTAGCCCTCGAACTCCATGCCGTAGTCGTAGTAAAGATAAAGCTCCTCGACGCTCATATAGTCGAGGAGATAATCGGGCCGCGCCCAGGCATACATAGCCCCGAGCCGGGCGAACAGCTTGCCCAGCTCGAGAGTTAGTTTTTTGCTGTCCCACCGTCTTCAGCACGCGCGCGGATCGGCTCCATGACGTACTCGCAAAAATCCATGAGTTGCTCAAAGTCGGTGTTGTCCAGCAGCCAGTCGGTCGTGATTTTGGGGTTGGACGGCAGGCAGGCTTTGGACACCAGCTCCACGGAACGCAGAAAGCTCTCCTTGCCGTCCAGCTTTTCGGCGCCATCCCCAAACTGCACGATCTCCAGGGTGACGCGGGAGGGAATCTTGCTGACGTCCACTTCCTCGCCGGAGATTACCGCCCGGCGCTCCTGCCGGACAATTTTATCGAAGTCGCGGATGGTCGGGATTTTGTCGCTCATGCGATCGCCTCCTTATACCGTCTGCTCGTCTTCGATGACAAAGAGCTGCTCGCCGATGCTGCGGGTTTCGTCGCAGGAGCCCTCGAGCTTGATCTCTGTCATGGCGGGGTCTTCGTCCTCGTCGGAGGGCAGCTCCAGGTGGATCCCACCCTCCACTTCGGCGGCGAAAACGGTGATCCGAAACTTCTTGCCGACCTCGTTTTTGTTGGTGATCCGCACCACGCGGGGGGCAATGGAGATCTTGCCGCCGGAGGCCAGCTTCTTCACGGCTGCGGGGGTGTATTCGTATTCGATGGTCAGGTTATGGTTAAGATCAGCGTCGTTTTCGTCGTCAATAATGATAATGCCCCAATTCCCGGCAGCATCTTGCAGCAACTGGTATTCTGTGCCCTCGGTGTATTCGGTCTGATTGCCCTTCACGCTGGTGATAGTAATTTCACTCAGGTCGTGGTTCTGGTTCTGGATCTTGATGAACTTTCCAAAGATCCAGGCGCCGGTCGGCACGGTTTGCTTCGCGTCGTCAACCAGGTCGCCCTCTTCTTCGCTGTAGTTGTCGAGCCCGCCGCGGATCAAGTGCAGTTTCTCAAGGTTGATCTCCATGAGGTTACCTTGGATGGCCGCATGGTGGTTGCGGATGCCGATGGCGATCTCGCCCGCGTTGTCGCTCATCACCTTCACCTTGTCCCAGGTTTCCTCAAACTGCACGTCGCGCATAGCTCCAAGGTTGACCATGTTCTGCAGGTCCTCGCCGACTTCAACCTTGCCGGAGCCGAAGCGGATCGAGCGCGCTTCTTGAACCGTTGTCTGCTTTGCCACTTAAATCACTCCTTCTCGTAAATAATCCGGTAGTCAACCGGAACGTAGTAGATGCCTGCGTCTCCCGCATCCCGGTCAAAAAGGTCGCCGGGGGACGGGAGCTTGACGATCTGCTTGATGCGATAGCCGCCAATGACGCCCTTGTAGCGCTGGAGTCGGTCCTCAACCTCGCCTGCCAGCTGCCGGGCGGCCATCAGCTTGTCGCTCCAGGCCGTAAACTGCACGCGGGGGTGACAGATGCCGATGTCGTGGTGCTCGGTGTTGCTGATGCGCTGGTAGGTGAGCGCCGGGTAAGCCACTTTGAACGGCAGAATCAGCGGGTAGATCCGTGTTCCTGCGCTGGTGTCGGTGAGTAGCGTCAGAATTGCTTTTTCGATCATTTAGCCACCCCGCCTTTCGATGGGCCCTTTGGCATGGCTGCGTATGATGTTCTCGATCCTGCCGCTGGCCTGGTCGATGGCGCGCCTGAAGAACCCCTGCGCAGGCATGTAGCCCACCGATTTGCCTGACTTGTGATAGCGGGGACCGGTGCCGAACTCCACCAGGTGCTGATGGGGAGCGATGCCGTAGTCCAGGCCGACCATGGTCGTCGGGGGGTAGC